AAGTGTTATCAGACGTACCGTGTCGGCTATAGTGTTATCGGACTCACAGTGCCAGCACAAGGTTATCGGACATAGCTAGCTCTCTGTTATAGGACCTAAGCCCCATACTGGTTATCGGACCCAGGGGGAGGTAGGCTAGTGTAGTAGTAGAAGGTAGGGGAGGTATATGCATGGTGAGAATTGTGTACATTTTGGGGGAAATGTTTAAGTGCTAGGGAGGATAAGTCGTTGTATATACAGGGGTTACCTCAAGGCGTGGTAATACTTAAGGGCCCGATTATATATTTTTAAATAATGGTCAAGGCCATCTATCATATACATTTTGGAAACGAAGTACTTGGTGATAAATATTATGTGTGTTAAAAAATGTGGTAGCAAGCTCTGCTTGCAATACTTGTAATCGTAGATTACTAGGGGCTAATAGTGTTAGGATTAGTAGCACTACAGCCCCAAGGTCTATTCTGTTTAGGCCCTAATCAGGTGAGATCCTAGGGATGGGGGTTAGAAAGTAGATACAAGTAAAGGGGCGGCCTGAAATTTTTGAAATATTTTGAATCTGGGGAAATTGGATTCAAATCTGGGTAAAGTCTAGATTCAAGAGATTTGATTTAAAGGGCACCAGTCTTATCAAAGATAATCTTGTTTAGCTTGTTAATATCACGATTCCAATAAGAGTTCCTTCTCTCGGGCCTCTCCCAGCCCCACTTCTTCTCTGCTGTACTGGCATCAAACCAATGCTCACACACCATTGGCTTCGCAATCCAAGTATAGTTCCCCAACCTTTCAGCCCAATATTTACACTTGCCAGAATTCATGTTAGAGCCAAAATTAACGTGCCCACAGGTAAGACAACATTTAGATAGTTTTATCATTGTCATAATCCATATAAACAATATTCTTTAAATGCCTCTTCCAATTACAGTTTCTACACACTACCTCAAATCCCGGAGGAAAACCTTCCCTCTTCAATCTACGATAAATTTCCATTCCATCTGCCTGTCTGACTCTTCGTTCTTTTGTACCTCCTCCATTAACATGGTCTATTGTTAGAACATCAAAATCTGAGATGCCACAGTCTTTGCAAAGACATCCACCATATGCTTCAAATGTATTTCTTTTGGAGCGTTTACGAAAGTTAAACTGATACTCCCTTAATTTCTTTCCATCAATTTTATGGTCCTTGCGATATTGAATAGAAAATAATCTATGTGCTTCCTTTCTACAGCCTGGGCAATATTTTGCATTTCGATGTGCTGTGGATAAAAGAGCTTTGTTACAAATTGGACAAATCTTATTTACACTCTGCATATGACTTCCCTATCTTAATATCAACCTTAAAAGGAACTGATAAGCTTACTGCATTTTCCATACAGTTTCTTAAGCATTCTTTTACTTCTTTAACATACTTAGGATTTAATACCTCCAAAAGGAATTCATCGTGGATTAAAAGAATGATCTTAGCCTTCCACTCAGGATGCTTCTTCAGCTGGTCATAAATCTTTCTACCAGCAATCTTGGCCTGATCGGCTGCAAAGCCTTGGATCTTAAAGTTAAACGCCTGTCTGACACATCTGTCCTTTGAAGGCTGCTTGTGACCTGCATACTGAGGCAGCACCTTAAAGTCAGGGAATCTACGCTTTCTGCCCATTAGAGTTCTGACTTCCTGGTTCTTCCAGAGTTCATTAGGAATAGTAGCCATCTCTGTCTTGACTTTGGGATAAGCTTCAAAGAATCCATCTACCCAGTCCTGTGCTTCCTCACGCGATACACCCTGCCTCCAGGCGATTCCAGCTGCTGTACTTCCATAGACAATGGGAAAATTTGCTCCATTCTTTGCTCTATATCTTTCAGAATGGTATTTGTCTTTTGCAATTGTGTGGCCAGCTGACTTGTTGATAAGACTTTCCTCTTCAAGTCCAAGATTGAAAATGTGATTAGCAGTGACGAGATGAAGATCGTGATCGTTAGCAAAAGCATATTTTATCCTTTCATCTTGTGTTATCTCTCCTAAGATCCTGAGTTCTTGTCCTGAGTAATCAGCACCAATGAGAGTTCCAATTGTTGAAAATATCTTACGATAATTAACGGTTGCATCTCGAACATTGGGCAATTGTTGTAAATTCGGGTTTGACATAGAAGTTCGCCCAGTCTTGACAATTCCGACATTAGGTCTAATTCTTCCGTCTTCATCTATCATTCCCCATGCAGGTAAAATATAACTTGAATGCAGCTTATTCAACTGCTTGTAAGTAGCTAGCAGGTCTACAAACTCATTACCTTTAAGACGATCTAGTGTTGTTTTGGAAACACTCCAAGCCCCGGAATCACTCTTCTCCTTGAGTGGGAGCCCAAGCTTTAAAAGACAAGCAACCAACTGCTGTGAAGAGTTGAAGTTGACAGGGCTCTTACGGAACTTCTGACCAAACAATCCTTCTTGAAGATTAGCCTTCTTGCCCACTTGATCCAACATCTGATCTTCTGTGCTAAGGATATTCATTTCAACAGTACACTGCAAGTTAGCCAGTTCTTCCTGGTCAATGAAGACTCCATTCATCTCGATCTCAGCAGCTACTGGGATAAAGTCCATCTCAATCTTGAATACTGTCTCTAGTCCTTCTTCCTTGAGTCTAGGAGCAAACAACTCATAGAGCCCATAGGTAAGCTCTGCGTCAATGATACCATAGTCATAGAATTCCTGGGAGTGCCAATCAGAGTATTGATCCCACTTACCGGCTTTGCCTGTTCCAAAATAGTACTGGGATAGGTTCTCTAGCGAATGTGATTGTCTATTCTCATCAAGTAGAAAAGAAGCAAGATAGGTACAAAATAAGGAAACGCTTCGGTTACTGCAATCAGGTACTGGCAGATCCAGCCCGGCAGGTCGTAGAACAAACTTGGTGAGACACTTGAAATCGAACTTAGCGTTGTGAGCAATAAACAAACCACTATAAAACATCCTGTAAAGATATTGAAATATTTCATCTTGCTCTCCATTCTCCCAAAGGTCGATATATAGGGATCTGTCTCCATCACAGAAGGAAACCCCTACTGGTTCCATCTTGAGGTAGTTAAGTCCCGTTGTCTCAAAGTCGAATGCCAGGACACTAGGAGAGGTATCAAACCACCTCTCAACTTCCTTAACAGTTTTAGCAAATGTTCTAATCATCTTTCACCTTTTCTTGATCTCATTTATCAACACGGACAACGCTGCCAGCCACATGGCAAACAGCACCAATGCAAATCCCAGTCCTTCCATTTTAACCCTTCCTTGTTTCTTCAAAGGATCTTTTAAACCTCTGTATCATTTCTAGTTCTTCTGTCAGAGCCTGGATACCATTTTGATATAGTCCAATAACTTCTGCCAATATCTGACTCTCTCGAACTGGGTGTCTCTTTAACTTTCTAGTCATTGTGAAATCTGACTTCAACCACTCAGGCTCATGGGGCTTAGTCATAGCAAAGTAAAAGGCAGACTCTTCTAGCCCAATAGTTTTACACAGTCCTTTTAGGTCTTTAGGCAATTTTAACTCCTTAAAATTGACAATTTTGATAAGATGTAAACATCTTATCTATTCATAGTTTCTATCCAATATCCTCGTTAAGCTTTTCAATTGTCTTCTCGAACGCATGGTCATCAGTATATAGCTTCTCCATAACATATAGAGGGTGGCCATATCCTGTGTCAATATACAGTTTATATTTCTCACACATCTTTCTATAGTTATCAACGAATTCCGCACGATCAGTCCATGTTGCCATTAGAATTTCTCCTTGTATTGAATAGTCATTACTTCTACAGGGAATACTTCGGTTACTTCATCCCAATTCCATTCATAGCCCATATCGCTCAAATCACCATCACCTGTGCATGTTGCATCCGGAAAGCTAAAGAACTTATCACCTACCTTAACTACACGTTCAAAGTATATAATCCACCTATGCTGGTCATGGCTTCCTTCATAGACAGTATTGGCTTCTATCAAGGTCTCCTCATACCAACTGTCATCAAACTTAGACTTGTCATATCCCTGCTTTACCAACTCATCTGCCAAATAATCTTTAATCTTTTGTGTGTTCATTAGAATTTCTCCATATTAGAATTTCTCTACTATCCAGGAGTCCACCGAATCACCCTGTTCTTCCCGGAGTTGATCCCAGGACAGGGGCCGTCGTATGGCCTCGTATTGTCTTTTACTTACCCGATAGGCTCGGAACCTATTCTCTTTTGCAGTTTGGTGTACTTCAGGAAAATTAGCTTTAAATTGACTCACTTGATAATGCACAGCTTTTGCCGTTACCTGAAGTTCTCTGGCAATTTCCCTGGCCTTCCAGTATCCTCCGTCAAAAGCACCCCAGAATTTTATAACATCCCAAGCCTTTAACAGCACCTTCCTTTTCTTTTTAGATATATCCTCCTTGTTCAGCCATCCATTCAACACTCTGTTGTCCATGACACTGCTCCTAAAAAGTTGATAAAATGTCCTTCACTATATACTCTTCCATGACCTATTTGTAACAATGTCATAAATACAATTATACCCAACTTCATATCTCTCCATTAAAGTTGGAATTGAGATACCACATTTAAAATCCATCCGTGCCTTTTTAACCTGTTTTAGTGTCAACTTTGCACTGAACTTATTACCAACAGTAAAAAAGGGATTTCCTTTAGAGGCCGTGCCATGTTTAGCCCTATCTTTTTGATTTGAGGAGCGAGTATCCCATCGGAGGTTTTCTAATCGGTTGTCATATGGTCTGCCATTGTTGTGACAACACTCCAGTCCTTTTGGACAGGGGCCAATAAAGGTTTCTAACACTAACCTATGAACAGAGTAGGTTTTCTTCTTTCCTCTTTCACACAAATCAACAACTGTGTGGCCTGTATTTAATTTTCGTGGCTTCAAGAGCATATTTCTATGAATGCTAAATACTTCACCGTTTTGACTTATCAGATAGCTGTCAAACCCATTAATCTTAGTAAATATGTCAATCATATAAATCTCCTTAAATTGTATGCCTATACTATATATACGAATTTGAGCCAAGGATGTTCGAAGAAATCTCGGAATTCTGGGAATATTTCTCCCCTCGAACTCCCACTAGCCGGGTAGGGATGTTAGGCAATCGCTGAACAGAGGACCCTCTAGGCCCATATTTAGTAGAGAAAACCAGAAATAAAATATAATTTTTAATCCCCTATGTAGTAAGGAGTTATGAAGAGGGCAATGTCACCACCCCCTCTAAAAAGGCTGTTTTAGGTAATTTTCGCGGTAGAACTATAGAGTAGAGAATATCACTAGTATAAACACAGGAGACCACAACAGTAAGAGGCGTCAGCCTCCCTCAGTACAGACCGGGAGTGCTGAAAAGCCTCACCTACTATAGTAGATTTTGGAAGGCAGAGCCAGAAAAGAAAAACATGTTCCTGCCTATAGGATAAAACCGAGAACTATGAATTCTAAAGCTTACTGCAAGAAGTGCCATAGATGGCGAAGCACCACACACTTTAATGAAAGGCAGGACCGATTCGGTTATCAAGCCTTCTGTAAATCGTGCTGTCGTCGCACTCCGCTCCTTGTGAGAACGTGGGTTTATCCTAATTGGCAGAAGGTTGTAGAACGGGTATCTCGTACTATTGACTACCCTATTGAATCGAATCGCGGATATGGAAGGATTAAGTAGTGAAAAATACTGCCATCTCAAATATGAAACGCAGTGTTTATATTCATCAGACAAATGAATATTTTACTACGTATGAAGACGCGGCCGAGGCTCTTGGGCTAACTTATGGTTCCTTTCGTTGCTATCTAAAACCAAGTACACCAAATATTCCCCAATGGTTTATTGAACTACAAATCTGTACTTTTTTGCCATCACCAAAATGTCCTATGTGTGGAAAAGAAGTAAGTGATAAGGATTTGTACAAAAATCAGAAGGGGTTTTTGTGCATAAAATGCAATAGAAAGCGGGCCAAAACACACAAAGTAACCAATCCTGAGAAGGCAAAAGATTGGAATTTAAAAAATAATTATAAACTCTCTTTGAAAGAATTTAATCAAAAACTTGAAGAGCAGAATAATTGTTGTGCAATATGCGGTAGAAATTTCTCAGAGTTCAAAAAAGGGGCTCAAGTAGATCATAACCACCAAACTGGCAAAGTTAGGGGACTGCTTTGTAGTCCCTGCAATACTGCAATAGGATCATTAAAAGCAGATAAAGGTATTGATGTTCTGTGTTCTGCTATTAGTTATCTAAGGAATACTGATGGCAGATAAGAGTGAGACTAATGTTTTGATGCGAGCTAGAGATGCTAAGTTCCGTCCAGAAGATTTGGTCATTGTAAGTAATTTGGTCGGACTGGGGTACAATGCCTGTGAGATCGGGATGATCCTGGGATACCAAGGCAAAGCCCTAGATGGCTGGAAAATCTCCGCTGGCAAGACCTTGGGTGAAGATGCTCGTAAGGCTGTTAAGGTTGGACTGGAACAAGCAGACTCCTTGATGGTCAAGGATTTAATCACTCAGGCCGTGGGCTACGAATGGGAAGAGGTTAAGACCACCTATAAACCCATAGAAGATTTCAACACAGATACAGGCGAACCAGAAGTTAAGATGGTTGCTATTGCTGAAACTCGTACTCGTAAGCGTCAGCCGGGCAATTCAAGGCTGGCAGAACTACTTGTGACCAACAGATTGCCCGCCCTGTTCAAACGTGTTAGCGAGATAAAAAAGTCCAGCTTCGAGGCCAAGGCCGAGTTGTCAGAAGATCAAATCTCCCTGCTGATCGGGAGACTATTAGAGGCTACGGAGACTAAGAGAAAAACTATTGAAAGTGCAACTATATGAACACATATGATTTTGATGCACTGACCACGGCCAATTTGCTGCTCGACATGGCAGGTAAGATTATGAAGTGGGATGAAGAAGAAGGAGACAAACTTCTTGATGTTGCGATTGATTTGACTAATAAGGCTATTAAAGTTACATGAATCTGTCTGATCCAAAAACTTTCTTCAACGAAATACCTAAGACTCTAGCAGAGAATGTGGAGTTCAGGAAGAAGCTGCACTCTTTTCTGGAGACCAACCCAGAGGAGCAGCAGAAGTTTTTAAAGCTTTTATTTCTTGACCCAAAGATTGCATTTAATTCTTGCTTCTGGACTTTAGATCCGAGAAATGCTCCGGGGTCTCGCAACTTGCCTTTCATTCTTCGCTCCCACCAGGAGAGGGCTGTTGATGTTCTAACTGACTGTATCAATAATGGCAAAGTCATGGGAATTAACAAGAGTCGAGATGAAGGATGTACAGAGATTGTGTGCAAGACCGTTGCTTTGTACCTATTTCAGCCTGAATTTATTGCTGTTGTTGGCTCAAGAAACAAAGTGCTGGTGGATGAAAAGGGCGATGAAACAACTCTAATGGCAAAGATTGATTACGCCCTTAAAACAATGCCACCTTGGATGCAGACATACCTGGGGCATGTGGAGAGAAAAGAATTACAGATAAGGGTGCCAAAGTTTAAGTCTGGAGTCATTGGTGAGACTACCAATGAGAACTTCAGTGCTGGCCGACGTGCTACCATGATGTTCTTTGATGAGTTTGGTCGTGTGGAACCCCGCATTGCTAAATCCATTAGAGGTTCTATTCGAGATGTTACTACCTGTATTGTATTTGGATCAACTCATTGGTATGGAGAACATCATCCGTTTAAGCAAGAACTTGACAAGAGAAGTACCCAAGTCGTGTCTATGCCTTGGTGGGAGAACCCTACAAAGAATTATGGGCTCTATAAGAGTCCGGATTATAATGTAGTGGAAATAGTTGATGTCGATTACTACCTCCGAGAATATCCTAAAATTTCTATCCTCCATTCCAGTGATCCCTTCAAGGTATCTGAACTTGACAAAGATTTACTTAGCTCAGGCTACTCAGGAGAAACGCCCCGGTTTGTTGCAGACGCCTGTGAGCAGATTCCTGGAGATGTGAGAAGTCCGTGGCACGATCAACAAGAGGAAGACCGACAGGGAGACAAACGAGACTTCTTGAGCAATGTGTGGATGGACCCAATTGCATCCTCCGATACGTTTTTCAATGGTACTATTTTGAAGCGAATCGAAGGGGAGTTCTTACACCCTACAACTTATGAAGGCGAGCTTGTTTGGGAATATGATTCATCCGGTCGAGTTAATGAGAACATAAGATTCGCGGATGGTGCTGGACGCAAGAGGCTGAAGTGGTGGGGAGAACTTAAAAACCTTAAGCCATTGTCGGATCATAACTTTACTATTGGCTGTGATCTGAGCATGGGAAGTGGAAACTCCAACTCAGTGGCCGCTATCTATGATGTTAACTTACAGGAGATCGTTGGTACTTGGGTGTGTCCTAATACTGCTCCTGATTTGTTCATGGATACTGTGGTGGCCCTAGCTCGGTGGTGCAACACGGCCCTGATTAACTATGAAACCAATGGGCCAGGAGTAAACGCACATAAGAGATTACTTTGGAATGGACACAATAGAATTTATGTTCAGAGAACCGAAGAGGCACGACACAGAAAGATCAAGAATAAATATGGTTGGACCTCCAACCCCCAGACAAAAGAAGCCTTGTTGGGTGACCTGGGTGTAGCTCTTTCGGAATCTCTTAAAACTTCTAGGGCCAAGAGTTGTAGAATTTGTGACAAAGAAATACTGCATGAACTAACCTGCTATGTGTTTTATGAAAGTGGTGAGATCGGGGCGTCTGAAGATCAAGATACAACTTCTGGAGCCCGTAAGAGACACGGTGATCGAGTTATTGCCGTAGGATTGGCACTGCTTGCTTCAAAATACCAAGGCTTAGGAGTTAAAGAAGAAACAGAAGAGACTCCAACCAATACCTTTAAGTACCTCCTAGAGCAAGAAGATAGAAAACAGAAGACCCTTAAACATGAGATGCGTAGATATTTATATTAGGAACTGTGATGGGACATTCGTTATATCGACAAGATAAGAAAACTCCGTTCCCCCAGCGGTTGCAGCAACTGGCTAAGTTGTGGCAGAAGAAGAATGAGGTGCCAATGCAGCACCAAAACAAACTTCTGGAGCTTTGGGCCTCTGGTTTCTACGATGGTGGATATAGCCGAGAGCATCTTATCAACCTGATAGACCGTGGAGTATACACAATTGTCCCCTACTTGGTAGAGGGAAATCCTAGAGTCATGGTAGAGACCCTGGCCGTTAACTACAAGTCTTGGGCCTACACCACTCAACTAGCCCTTAACTTCTTGCTGAAGAAGATGAAGTTTGCAGACAAGGTTCTCATTCCGGCTGCTATCAATTCGATGTTTGGGGCGGGGATAACCAGAACCTTTACTGAGTACAACAGAAGTATTAGTCTGGATGATGAGGTTATCAAATCAGGTTCTCCGACTGTCAAGGTAATTCACGACTCCGATTATATTGGTGATCCGATTGCCAAGACTAGAGATGACTTTGTATTTGAGGGAGATATTTATCGCCTTCCTACTGAGTATGCAAAGGAACTGTTTGCTGCTAAGGTTGACGGGAAACAAGTAGCTGATTATATCTGTCCTGATGTGAAGTTAGCCACAGACTTTTCTCCTGATCGGATTTCTGATCCCAACTTTAATGTGCAGAAATACTCCCTGAGAGACACAACGACTTTCATTGACCTCTATCTGTATGACGAGAATGTTACTGTCACTATTATGCCAGAAGGCCAGAAGGCCAGGATACTCAGGACAGTAGAAGAGGATGGCCCCTTTGAGTCTCCCTATGATTATCTGGGATACAAGTATTTTCCCAATTGCTCCATCCCTATTCCTCCGGCTTGGTTCTGGCACGACCAGGATGTGTCAATGAATATTGTGGCACGCACTGCAAGGGAACAGGCTGAGTCACAGAAAGACCTACTGCTTGCTGACAGTGCCAATAAGGACCTAGCTCAGAAGGTTGAGAATGCTAAGAACATGGATGTTCTGATAACCAATGATCCAAAGGATTCAGTCTTGCCTGTTAGTTTTGGGGGGATTAATCCTGCTAGTCTTCCGTGGATGGACTTTGTAGAGAATGTCTTTACCAAGGCTGGTGGTACTTCTGACATTATGGCTGGACGCGGTAGTGATAGTCCTACCCTTGGCCAAGAGAAGATGAACTTCCAAAATGCTAGTAGAATTATAAACAACATGGGAAGTCGATTCCAGGAGTTTATGAACTCTATTATCAAGAAGCTTGCTTGGAAGGTGTGGACCGATCCTACTGTTTATATCCCGGTGATTAAAGAGATCCCTGGGATAGCAAATGTTCCTGAAGTATTCTCTCAAGCTGATACTGTTGGGGACTTCTATGACTTTGTGTTTGAAATTGAAGAGTACTCCACACAACGGATGTCTCCTGAGCTAAAGTACCAGAGACTAATGGCCCTGGCTTCCCAGTGGATTATGCCTACTTTGCAGATTGCAGCCCAGCAGGGTGCTGTGTTTGATGTACCAGAAGCTACAAAACGAATGGCTTCCTTCCTTGGTCTGGACGGTTTCAACTCAATCTACAAGACTGCTGTACCTAATCCCACAGATATAATCCCTTACAAGATGACAGCCGGAGGAAGTGGGAGCCCCGGCCAGCAAAATGACGCAATGGGTGCCTCTGGTCCTAGTCGAGAGGCTAACAGCCAAACACAAGAAAACAGACTTGGATTGGAAGATTCAAGTGTAGGAGGAATGTAATGAGTAGAACCCAGAAAATTGAATTGACCTTGGGAGTTATGGCCGTCTTGTGTTGGGGCTCAGTTATTGGTTGGGCTTGTTACATCAGCTGGACTCCCCCGGTTGCAGCAGTTAATGAGAATCCAATACTAAAGGTTTTGGGCAATACTGTTACAGTGGTCACTCCTTCTGGCCACGGTTCTGGAGTTATTTTGGAAGACGGCTATGTTATTACGGCTGGTCATTGTGTCCACGATGGGATGGTCATTCAGACTTTAGACGGTGCAGTCTATGGCATCTTCAATACCTATATTAGTGAAGAGTATGATGTAGCTATCCTGCGTGTTCCTGATCTAGTGGGCGGCGTAGATCTAGCTGATCCTAATGAACTCGCCTTGCTAGACCATGTTTGGATGTTAGGAACTCCCTTAGATTTGCTTCTAGAAGGAACTATGACTGACGGGTACCTTGTCAATCTTGACAGAGATATTTATGCTTGGGTTGATGCGTATCAAGTTTCTGCTGTATCGGCCCCAGGAAATAGTGGTGGTCCGGTGATAAACGATGAAGGTGAGTTGATTGGTATCCTTGTTGGTGGGCCAGCACATATTGACCCATACAGCATTACTGAACCGATTGCTCATATCCTAGAGACCATTGAAGCTTCTGGGTGGTTTAATGAGAATTAAGAAGTTTCCAAAGTACACCAAGCTCCTTATTGTTTGGACCGATATTATCTCGGACTCCTCCTGGCATGGTGTCGAAGATATAGAGAAGGCTCAGGCCATTCAAGTACAGACCTTGGGATTCTTCTTACAAAATAAGATGAAAGACTTGAAGGTCGCACACACTATTGCAGATGATGGTGACAGTGACTATACAATAATTCCGTGGGCGTGTGTTAAGAATGTTGAGGAGTTGTAGGAATGTCCGTTACAAATAACGTCCAAGTACTAGCTATTTTGGAAGGTCTTGGTGAGGTGGAAAACTTTGCTGACGCCTTCTCTACCACCACAACGATTACCTATAAGGATAAAGTCTACATTGAGCAGACTACTGCTGACACTGAACAGGCTTTGGCCTTGGGTGGTGTGACTACTCCTCATTTGGTCATTGTTAAGTGCATTGCTAACGACGTTGATATTGATCCGAGCTATACGGCTGCTACGTTCCGTGCTGGGATTACTATCCAAGAAGGAGAGTTTGCTGTATTCATGCCAGCTGGAACTGTGTACTTGAAGAACAATGATGCTGGTGAGAAGTCAACGATTGAGTGCCTAATTTTGGGAGTATAGCCCTTGCCAACTTATGCCTACAAATGTGACGAGTGTGGTAACTTCCACGATGATAATACTATATCAAATAGACAGGAGACAAAGTGCCCTGAGTGTGGTAAGACCTGCCAGAGGGATGTGGAGTATGAGCTTAACTCTGGATCGGAGTTGAATGTAGTTTCTGATAACCACCGGTGGAGTATGAGTATGGGGGTTCCACCCAGCCAAGTTGAAGCATTCAGGAAGAGATTTCCAAAAAGTACTTATGACAACAGCGGCAAGCTTCTAATTAAGAATAGAAGGCACAAGCTTTCTGAAATGAAACAAAGAGATTTTGTTGAATTGGATAGGAGACACTATGGACAATAATACCTGTGTGATTTGTAATGCAGGGTTCCCTAATTCTGCAATGGTGGGAAAGAAGTGTATTATCTGTAACAAGCTGTACCCCGATGCAGAGAGTGGAGAAGAGCTTAGGCAGAGTAAATCTAAGAACAAGGCTGAGACTTTGACTGACGTAACTGTCCGTAAGATGATCTATGAAGTTCTTGATGAGGCTAACATCAAGCGTCATAAGTGTGAGAAGTGTTCGGCTCTTTTCTACAGAACCAGCCCGGCCCAAAAGATTTGCTTGACCTGCCGCAATAATAGGGAACAGAATGTTCCCAAACTTGACAATGGAACATTGTCTAAGGAGAGCAAGTGATGCCTGATCCCACAAATGACATTATTGATGAGAATCTAGAAGAGACTACAGACGAGGTTATTGAAGAGTCTGAGGATACCACCGAAGAAACAGAGGAAAATAAGCCATCTATCCTAGATGTAATCAAGAACAAGATTAAGAGTTTTACTAATAAGGATGAAGAGACCGAAGAAGTAGCCACAGTAGTTCCTGATGACTTCTCTAAGGCTGCCTTGAATAAGGGTTGGTCTGGTGAAGACGTTAAGGAGTTTGCTAAGGACTACACAGAAGCTGAACTAGTAGAAATGATTCCTGCGTTGCTCAGTGAGGACACCGACGAGTCGGATGAAACCTCGGATATGTTTGAAGAAACAGAAACTGAGGAAACGGAGGAGGAAGATAGTCAGGAGGACGAAAAGACTAAGAAGCTCTTGGAGAGAATCGAGGCCCTTGAGAAAGCTCAAGGTAAGTCTCAAGAAGAAGACGAAAAACAAGAGTTGATTGGTTTTATACGTACCGCATCTCAGGCCTTTGATGAAGCATCCAAAGAGTTTGAGGTTTTTGGCAAGACGGAAGACCTGCCAAAGTTTCCTGATGGGCGTTTAATTCATACAAGCCCACAGCTGAAAGCTCGGAATGAGGTGTTTGACTTAGCGAACCAATTGAGGGCAACTGGGATGGGCAGTGATGATGCACTGTCAGTTTCCCTAAATGCCTACAAGGGTAAGAACCTCAAGAAGGACGTAAAACGGAATTTGATTAAGGATTTGAAAGGTAAGGAGAAACGTCTGTCTGGTAAGAGAACCAGTCACGAATCAGGGACGAAGGAAATGACAGGCCCTGAAGTAATCAAGGCCATTTTGAACAAGAACAATAAGTAGACTTTCCGAAAGGATAGATCATGGCAACGGATTTTTCATTGGCTACCGATATTTGGAATGCCACTCTGCAAAATATTGTTACGAAGCAGCCTGCACTTGCTACCTTTGCGTATAACAAATGGCAGCTGTTTAACAAGTTCTTCCAGAGTGCGGTAAAGGTCAAGGGTGGAGACTCGCTCGAAGGTCACATCACTCTTGACAGTGAAGGAAATGCCCGGATGGTTGGTATCTGGGACCAGGATACCCTGGTGAAGAAGAACATCCAGAGAAAGTATACTGCTAACTGGCGTCAGGCCAAGGGTGGTATGCTGTGGAATCTCATGGAGACTTCTCTGAACTCGGGTGAGCAGAAAATCTATGATGTTTTGGAAGCACAATACCAGAGTGCTGTAAAGGATATGGTTGAGGCTGTGTACCTTAGCTTGGTTACTGGCCCGACTAGTGCCACGGATGAGGATAGCCCGAACTCCCTTAACACCTTCCTCCGCGTTGGTACTGCTTCTAGTACTGGTGGGTGGACTGGTTATCAGAGTCGCTATAATGATGGCTCGGCTCCTGGTACGGCTTATGATACCTGTGGTTTGACTTCCTCGGCAAGTGCTAATGCTGGTTGGGCTTCTTACTACGCCGACCACCTGGGCAATCTTGATGAGAGTCTTCTGAGTATGATGGATGAGGCTATTC